AGAGGAAGAAGGTGTTAAGTAAAATGAGAAGCATGAGACGATTTTTGTGCAGGCTAAAAGGCCATAGATTTTCGCCCTCTGAATACATCAATGGTGGGGTATGCCACCGGTGTGGGCAAGAATTACCCGCCCACCCCTGGCCTTGTAAATAACCAGATCTAATGGAGGATGCTGCATGGAAAAAGGATATTATTGGGCTAGGTGGATATATAAAGACCATGATAACAGAGTAGATGATAAGTGGGAGATCATCGAAGTAGAGTCGGATAATTTTATCTGCCGTATAGGAGACGACGAGATCTGGGATATATCATATTTTGAATTTGGGGACAGGATCCCGGACAAGTTATAAATAATCAAACAATGGAGGCTGAAAGTAAATGGAAGTAAAGATACTATATGAGGTCGAAGTAGATCAAAGATTGATACCTGATGATCTGCTAGAACGCCTGAATAAAGTAAGTGGAGCCGCTATCGCAAATAGGGACTGCTCCACTATTATCTATAGCCTGCCTGTAACCCAGCAAATAAAGAAAAAGGCTATAGAGAAATTCGATATATTGCTCCGGATGGCGAGTTTATCTTCGTCAATAAAGATAAGGGAGGACATAGATGGGAAATGAGAACGATTCATCAGAAGATAAGAACCACCCCGATGACCTCTCTGGGATACTCAATTTAGACGCCGTCAAAGGATCCATCAACGAACTATGCGCGGATATTGAAAACAACGATCTCGGCGAATTGTTCTTATGCTGGACGGACAAAAAAGGGAAATGGCGCTGGAGAGCCTTTGGTAATTTATTCAAAACCATCGGACTGGTAGACTGCTCACTGGGGCATCTGCGTGCTATGATAATCTCCAGTACGATGGGAAAGAGAAAACATGAATAGAGAGCAGGCGATAGCGGTAAAGGTGTCAGTTTGAAACCTTATTATGAAGCTAAAGGTGTAACGATATACAACGGTGATTGCAGGGAGATAACGGCTTCTTTAAGTGAAGTGAGTGCTGTTGTCACTGACCCGCCGTATGAGTTGGGTTTTATGGGCAAGTCGTGGGACTCCAAGGGTATAAGTTTCCAGTCTGAGACTTGGAGAATTATTAGAAAATCTTGTTTATCTGGGAGTCCTTTACTTTCCTTCGGCGGTTCGAGAACATCTCACCGGATAGCTTGTGCGATAGAAGATGCCGGGTGGGAGATACGAGACACCTTAATGTGGGTTTATGGTAGTGGATTTCCTAAAAGTTTAGATATTAGCAAGGCGATTGATAAAGTTAATGGTGAAGATGGGCGATTATTGAAGTTTGTTGAATGGATGCGGGCAACGGGATTAAAACAAGCGGAAATCAATAGTGTAATCGGGAAAGCAGACGTAGGGAGTCATTATTTAAGACGAGACCAACCAGCCATTCCCACGAAGGAATTATGGGCTAAGTTGCGACCAATATGCGGCAATATACCCCTTTGGGTTGATGAACTTGTTGAACGCATCGAAGCCGAGCGTGAAGTGATAGGGAAATCGCAAACAAACTTAACAGTTTATCAAAACATTGGGGGTGCAAACAAAAGTGGAGAGGTAAATACAACCGCCCCATCAACCCCCGAAGCCCAACTATGGGAAGGATATGGTACAGGTCTTAAACCAGCATACGAGCCTATCATTTTAGGAATGAACCCTTTAGACGGTACATTCGCTAATAACGCCTTAAAACACGGTGTAGCAGGACTGAATATAGATGAGTGTAGAGTACCGACAGGAGATGATTTAAGTGGTGGAACGTATGGTGGTATTTTTAGCGGTACAAGGGATGGGGACGGCAATTTATGTAAGGCACTAGGCAGTGGTAATAAAGGACGCTTCCCTGCCAACTTCATACACGATGGTTCACAGCAAGTAATGGAGTTGTTCCCTGATAGTAAATCAACAGGTGGGAAAGGTGAAGCAAGTAAGGGACATGGTAATGACCTATATTCAGGATATTTAAGCAGGCAAAATGATTCACTTGGCGGCTTTGGCGACTCCGGTTCTGCCGCCCGATTCTTTTATTGTGCTAAAGCGTCAAAGGCTGAAAGGAATAAGGGGTGTGAGGATTTGGAGGAGGGAAGTTGGGCGACAACCAATAAATTTACCTCTGATGTTAGGATGACACATGAACAAAATAGATTGCCCAATAAAAATTCTCACCCCACAGTCAAACCTTTAGCCTTAATGGAATACCTGGTCAAGTTAGTTAGATATCCAGAATACAATTTTATATTAGACCCCTTCTGCGGATCGGGTACAACACTACTCGCCTGTATCAGATTAGGGATACCAGTAATAGGAATAGATAGTGACGAGAGTTCATGTGAAATCGCGGCTAAACGGTGTAACCAGGAACTAAGTGAAATAAAGGAGTTGTTATGAATAGAGAGGAGGCAATAGCAGAGATCGAGGGCTTATTCCCCACTGACAGCCAGTATGAAGAAACTACCAAAGTCGGTGAACGGTTACTGGCACAAGCCAAGCGAGAAGTCGAAGGATGGCGCAACGAAACTACACCAGTTCTTCTCAGGTATGCAGCATTGTGTATAGCAGAAGAAAACCGCCAAGCCATACAGCGTTATCACCTGAATAAAAACCACGCCTAAGTGGGGGACTTAGGCTCAAAAAGTTTTATGAAGCTAAAAAGCGGGGTGAAAGGCCCCTGGCAGGCTCAAAGTTGACAAATTCAGAAAAGTAGTTATATGATATACTAAGCGTTGAGCTATGAGAGGATCCCGGGTAATACCACCCGAGATCTTCTTTCCAATATAGAACCCGGTAACGATGTCGTGGGGTAGAGCAGTGGTCAGCTCGCCGGCCTCATAAGCCGGAGGTCGCCGGTTCGAATCCGGCCCCCGCTACCAACCCTCTGAGAATATATAATGGCAAGTATAGAAAAAAAACAGCATGTTGATATACAAAGGAAATTAAAACTCCGGACCCAGCTCCTCGAAAAGGCCGGGCGCCTGCCCGGGGCTTGCTATATACCCTTCATCGGAGACGGTGATATAGCAGTTGAGCTATATAGGGATAAGAAGATATACGGCGCGGATAATGACCCTGAGAGGGTTAAGACGGCACAATCCCGCCTCCCGGACGCCAATATAATAACCGCTAATTGCGATACGTTCCCCTTCGATAAGAAAACAGCCACCTTCTCAGTGGCCGACTTCGACGCCTATTCCTTCCCTTACGATTCCTTCAGAACATTCTGGGAGAAGGCTAAAATCGGCTCTCAATGCGTCGTATTCTTTACTGATGGACAGAGACAGGCTATCATACGCACCGGCCACTATAGAACACCTGATGGAAAGAAGCAGCACGCCAAAAAGGTTACAGAAAAACGAGAGATATATAACTTCTATTTTAATAAGACAATTCAGCCCTGGTTCGAAGACTATATAAAACCCTGGAAGATAATATATATAACAAAGTATCTCCGGGGCCCGAATCAGATGTACTGGGGCGCTATCATATCAAAGAATGGTAATGGCAAGCCCGGTACTTTACATAATGACAAAGAAACGAAAGGTAAGATAAAACCTTACAAATTTGACGACATTAAAAAGGCTACATACCTTGAACATATCAGCAATGGCCACACCCGGGGACACGCCGCAACGCTGGTAGGCATTAGCAGGATGACCATTGTAGATCATATGAAAGCGGATAAGGGCTTTGCCGAAGCAGTCTCGTCAGCTGAGATGGACGCTATAGGCAAGGTGGAGAACGCTCTGCACGAGGCCGCGGTCAGTGGCAATGTCACGGCTATACAAGTATTCCTATATAACCGGGAACCGAAGAGATGGGGTGACCGCCGAAACATCCAGGTGGCTGGCGAAGGTGGCGGCCCAATAAAGGTGGACTTTGATGGTAAGGGAAAACTCATTGGCCTCATCAATCGCATTGCTGCCAGAGCCGGAAAGATTGAAGGCGATAAACAGCCTGAGTGATCAGGAGGCCGAAGCCCTTATTTATGACTGGGAATTCTGGGCTCGACCGAAGCAACTCCCGCCGGCCTGGGATTGGTATATATGGCTGATGCTCAGTGGCCGTGGTGGCGGTAAGACCCGCCCGGGTGCTGAATTAGTTATCAAGTGGGCAGGAGAAGGATACAACCCGATTGCCTTAGTAGGCGAAACCAAAGCCGATGTCAGAGACACCATGGTGGAGGTCGGCGAATCATCCATTCTCAGTGTAAGCCCACCCTGGTTCCGGCCGGTGTATGAGCCATCTAAGAGGCGTCTAACCTGGCCAAATGGTGTGCTTGGTATAATCTACTCCGGAGACGAGCCCGACCAGCTGCGTGGACCCCAGCATCAGAAAGCCTGGGTGGATGAGCTGGCCAAGTTCAAATATCCACAAGAAGCCTGGGATAACCTTATGTTTGGCCTCAGGACAGGAGACAGGCCCCAGGCCGTGGTTACCACTACACCGCGACCGATCAAAGCCATCAAGGAATTAGTCCAGGATGAACGAACCGGAACAAACCCTGCCGGCAGAGTAGCGGTTACCCGGGGCCACACGCTGGAGAATAGAGATAACCTGGCGCCGGACTTCTTACAATACATCATGCGCAAGTACCAGGGAACCCGGCTCGGAAGGCAAGAACTAGCCGGGGAGATACTGGATGATAACCCTAACGCATTATGGCAGCGCGAACAGATAGACAAACTTAGAGTACGGAATCATCCCGAGTTTATCCGGGTGGTGGTGGGGGTTGACCCTGAAGCTACCGACACAGAAACAAGCGCCGAGACAGGGATAGTAGTCGCTGGCATAGCTATAGTGGACGGTCTACCGCATGGCTACATCCTGGACGACTTAACACTCCGGGGATCTCCGAGAACCTGGGCCAGTGCGGCTATAACAGGATACTATAAACACAAGGCAGACCGGATAATCGGAGAGGTCAATAACGGCGGCGACATGGTACGCTTTACCATCCAAACGGTAGATGCCAAGGGCCCGTTCAAGGCAGTCCACGCATCAAGAGGTAAGCAAGCCCGGGCCGAGCCTGTGTCGGCGTTGTACGAGCAGGACAGGATCCATCATGTCGGCACCTTCCCAGACCTGGAGGATCAGATGGTCGAATGGGTGCCCGGCGCCACTTCACCGGACAGACTCGACGCCCTTGTATGGGCGATCACCGATCTGATGCTGGGTGAGGAGAAACTAATAAGATTCGGCTAAGGGCAGAGGTAATGAAGAATGGAAATAAAAAACCTTACTAAACCAGAAGAAGTGATTGACCCGAACTTCCACCCGGCGCCGACCATGAAGATACACTTCGCCGATGGCCAGGTCATACAGATGAACCGCAGAGATAGGCGGCGTAATCACCTTTACAGAGATCGTCTGTCAGTAGTAAAAGCCCCGGACCGTAAGAAGAGGAGCTGATAATGTTTGAGAATATACGCCATCGATTAGCCCTGGCGCTTTTGCCCGAGTCAGTTAAACAGCAAATATTAAGCCCCTTCCAGGTAATGTCTACGCAGACTCCCGGCCAGCCTGTGTATGGCGAGATGACGGTGAGGAAGGCAACCAGGGAAGGCTACAAGCTCAGTGTTTACGTCTACCGAGCAGTGAGGACAATCATTCAGGCCGCCTCGGCTATCCCCTGGATCGTGAAGGATAAGGATGGCGAACATATAAAAGATCACCCCTTGGCCAAGGTAATACGGAACCCAAACAAAGAATTCTCCGGACAAGACCTGATCGAGTTTTTGATTGCCCACCTGGAGCTGGTGGGTAATGCCCTATGGCAGCCGATAATCGTTGGCAAACAAGTAAAAGAGATCTGGCCGGTAATGCCGGATCTGGTCAAGCCGATACCGTCGGCTGTGCCGGGCGAATGGCTGGCTGGCTGGCAAGTAACAAGCCAGGATGGAAGGACGTATAAAGTACCGCCCGAGCAATTCATCCACTTCATGCAGGTGGATCCGGGTAACCCCTACTGGGGGACGTCTCCACTGATGGCGGCGGCGAGAACGATCGACACTGATAACGAAGCGCAGGATACGCAGAAGGTAAGTATGCAGAACCGGGCTACTCCGGACGGCGTCTTTGAATCTGATGCTTTAACCGAACCGCAGTATCTTGAAGCGACTCGACAAGTTAGAGAGCGCTATTTAAACAAAGAGAATCGGCGATTGCCCTGGGTAGTAGCCGGCGCCAAATGGCACCAGATGAGCATGACCCCGGTAGAGATGGACTATGTTGACTCCCGGATCAGTAACAAGCGCGACATCGCCGGGGCGTTTGGCATCAGCCCGATATTCCTGGGCGACCTTGAGCAATCGACATATGACAATATGGTGCAGGCCAGAAAGGCTTTATACGAAGATGTGGTCCTCCCGCTGCTGGATGATGTAAAGGCCACGCTCAACCTTAAGATAGCCCCGATGTATGGGGATATCATCATCACATACGATGTCAGTGGCATAGCAGCACTGCGCGCTGATTTCGGCAAGAAGGTAACGCAGGCAAAGACTCTGTGGGCAATGGGTGTACCCTTCGACCAGATAAACCAGAGACTAGAGATGGGTTTTGAGAAGTTCCCAGGTTGGGATCGTGGCTACCTGCCATTCTCTCTGGCTCAGGTCGACTCAGGTGGCTCCGTCGAGCCTGCTGAAGAAGAGGAATCTGAGAAGAGCTTTGTCGAAACCGACCTTTGGTTCAAGGAGATGCGAGAGAGAGCGGGTGAGAACAAAGCTATTGATATTACCACCGAGGAAGCCAAAGCCGCACACTGGAAGCGGATAGACAGGCGGAGGGTAGGCTGGTGGGGAGTAATCAGCAAGAGGATACTACCTCTTTATGAAGCAGAGGCTAAGGCTGTAGCCAAGGCTATTAAGGATAAGACTCCGACAGAGCGGGTTAAGGCAGTTGAATCCGCTATCGATTCTGGTAAACCCGAATGGGAGAAGGTACTGACCGCCGTGATGGCTGCCCTTATTGAGGACTTCGGCAGTGAGGTAGCAGAAGATCTTGGGGCAGAAAAATCAGAGAAACCCGGTGAAAGTAAGTGGGCATTCAATCCGATGAGTGCGGCAGCTAGAGCCTGGATGGTCAAGCATGGTACCGCAAGTATTAAGACCATACTGGATACTAATCTGGAAGATGTGAAGCGGGTTATTCTTACCGGTATGGATGAGAACTTGACTAATTCTCAGATAGGTCGTAATATTCGACAGTTCTATACTGATCATAGTCCCTTCAAGGCCATGCGTGTGGCCAGGACTGAGACATCACACGCAGCAGGATTCGGGCAGAGAGAAGCCGCTAACCAGTCAGGAGTAGTAAAAACTCATACTTGGATAACTTCTCGTGATGCTCGTGTACGCGATGAACATGTTGCCATGGATACAGAGACGGTGGCCTTCAATAAACCATACTCCGATGGATCTATGTATCCAGGCGAACTGGACGTTAACTGTAGATGCGTTGAGTCATTTGGATCAGGGAGGTAATATGAACGGTAGAGAACAGGACTTCATGTTCAATAAGATGGTTTCCGAGGCTACTGAGGAGGTTGCGAACCAGGGCTGGAAAAAGGCAAGTAACAATGCCGTAACACTAGCCAGCTTTGGTGTGATTAGTAAACTCATATCCAACAGATTGCACAATATCACTCGTCCGTTCTACTGGACTGCCGGCGCAGTTGGTGCAGCCGTAGTCACGTACATTATAAATGCTATCCTGTGAGCACATTAAGGGGGGTTAATTATGACAATTGAACGGAAAATATTAACATTCAAGGCCGAAGAAGTCGATGAGGAAGAGGGCACATTTACTGGGTACGCCGCCACCTTCAGCAAAGTCCCCGACAGCTATGGCGATATTATTGACCAGGGAGCATTTGCAAATACCCTGAAGGCGCAGGCTGGTCAGATTGTGTCGCTCTTTAACCACAGCATTATGGATCCTATCGGCAAGCCCACGGCAATGAAAGAGGATGATAAGGGGCTATTGATTAACGTCAAGTTAAGCCTGGGCGTCCAGCGAGCTAGAGAAGTTCTCAGCTTAATGAAGGATGGAGTAATCACTCAGATGTCAATAGGCTATGAGACGATTAAGCAGACTTATAATGAGGGCATCAGGCATCTCAAGGAGGTCAAGCTCTATGATGTCTCTCCAGTAGTCTTTGCCGCCAATACCGAAGCGGTGATTATTGGTGTCAAGCTGGAAGAGTTGAAACCATACCCCAACGAACACGCCTGCCGGATCCGAGCCCCTGGCGACTTTGAATCAGACAGTTTTCGGAGAACTAACCGGGAATCTGATGACAAGAAATATATTGTTATTATGGGCAAGCTTGAAGGTGAGGACTCCATGACTGAGCAAGCCTACAGATATGATAGAACGATATGGGATGAGGAGGATGCAAAGGCCCACTGTAAGAAATACGATGGAACCTTTGAAGCCGCGAAAGAGGATACGTTCAAGTGCGAGTGCGTTGATTGTGGAAAAAAGGTTGATTCTAAGAAGCACTGTAGTGATATTGAATGCCCGGAATGTGGAGGCAAGATGCGGAGAGAGGAGAGACCCGGGCCAGGAAAGACAGATGGAAAATCCCTTACTTTCGCTGACCAGGCCGAGGCGGTGCTTGCTACCGTTACGGAATGGATTGACAGGACTAAGTCGCTTGCTGACTTGCGCCTGAAAGAAGGTAGGGTGTTATCTACCGTCAACAGGAAACGGCTTGCTAGTTTGCTGGAGGCACTAGGGAAAATGGCCTCGGATATAAATGAGCTTCTTGAGGCCACTCAGCCAGGAGATGATGAGAAGATGGCATCACTCGCTGCTCTTGTCGATGGAATGAAGGCTGAGAATGAAGGCTTCAATATCAAACAGGCCGAAGGGCGTATCGAAGCTATACTTGAGCAAATAAGGGAATAGAGAGGTAAACTATGGATCCAGAAGAGTTGAAGAAACTAACCGACATGATCCAGGGCGCAGTAGCAGAGCTGCACAAAGCCGTTGAGCGTCAGGATGCTTCCATCAAGGCATATGGCGAGGCATCAGCGGAGGACAAGGAAACCATTGCCAAAATCAACACCGACATCACTGCGTTGATGGCAGCCAGAGACGAAGGAGCAAAGGCTCGTGAAGATCTTGAGATTAAGCTCCAGCGCCAGACCGTACCTGGGACAACCCCGCTCGCCGGTCCGGAAGCCGAGTCAAAGGCGGCACACAAGGCATCATTCTATCAGTGGATGAGGGCTGGTAAGGCGGGTATGGCTCCTGATGAGGTAAAAGCCCTGGTCGAGGATGCCACTGGTCAAATTCTGGTTGAGCCAGAACTGGACATGGACATCATTCGTGAACTACCCAAGATCACCGCTGTTCGGCCATTGGCTACTGTTCGGACCATCGGCAAAGATCGCCTGAAGATGCGCACCATCGGCGGTGTGACTGTTGGCTGGGGTAAACTGGAGACAGGAACTGCTCCGACCGAGTCCACGCCAGCTGTAGCCGCAGCGACCTATCAGTACGTTGAGGATCTCATGGGCCTGGTCAAGATAGGCGTCGACGAACTGATGGATGCTGACTTCAACCTCGAAGGTATCCTGGCGGAGGAATTCTCCAGGGCGCTGGGTGAGGAAGAGGACAAGCAGTTTGTTCTCGGCGATGGTCATGGCGTTCAGGAACCGGCAGGCATCACCAAAAATGCTACACTCATTGCGGCCACTGTAACCGGCACAGCTGCCGGAGCCATTACAGTAGAGAAGTTCATGGAGATGCTCTACACCTGCCCGGCTCAGTACCGAAGAAATGGCACGTTCATGGTAAACTCCACCCTGGAGCTTGCTATGAGACAGCTGAGAGGATTAACTGGCGTTACCTATGAAGGGCCGTTCCTGTGGCAGCCCAGCGTCATAGCTGGTACGCCAAACACCTTCCTGGGCAAGCCCATTGTCAACCAGGACGATATGGCTGATCTGTCAGATGTCGCTCAAGTCATCGGCATCTTCGGCGACTTCAAGATGGGATATCGCATCGTAGACCGGATGGGTATGACGATCCAGAGAATCACCGAGCTATACGCCGAAGCCGGCCAGGTTGGATTCCTGATCACCAAAAGAGTCACCGGTGGAGTCCTGCGAGCAAGCCACAAGGCGCTGGTACTCCTGACCGAGGCTTAAGACCCGATCGCCTGATGGCGAAGCAGCCTGGCAATAGGCTAAGCGAATAAGCGACAACTGAAATATGGGGTTCGTGTTTAGGGGCAACTTACTGACCAACCCCAGAAGGAAAGTAAAATGACTCAAATGCTAAGAGCAAACTTTAGAGGGTATGACCCAACCCTGGCCGAGGACGTCTGGACAATCAGAGGATTATTCCAGGTTGATGGTTCGGGCAAGATAGAGGTAACGGAGCAGGGTTCCATCTCCCTTGATGTCAGCTGGGAAACGGCTGCCCAGACTGGTCGCCCGCTCTCATCCATTCTAAATACTGAGGTACTACTGGGCGGGTATGCCAACGCCATCAAGGGCTACGTCAACTGCGGAACTGCCGGTGGTAGCACAGGGCTTCTGTCCGGTGTCAACGGTGAGATTCGACTGCCCAATGGAGCAGGTCGCGGAGCCTACTATGGTCTGGAGTCTGAGATTGTGTTCCAGGGAAGCTCAACCATCACCCAGTGGGGTTCATCCGCTGGCTGGTTCTATCTGGGTGCCAGTGGTGCGGGCATTGCCGACTTCGATTCAGATGGTGTCTTCATGTCAATAATCGGCTTGACTGCGGGTGAAGGCAAGTTAATGTCACTCGACTACCACACTCTGAAGTGTGATGTATATGAAGGTGGTCATCTTGCCAAGTATCTGGTCATGAGCATTGCAGAGAACATGCTCAGCCACTCCTTCTCGGCAATCGCAGCCAATGGCAGGATAATGAAGCTTGCCGGCACATGGGCAACTCCTGCGACTCCGGATGGCCAAGGCCTTATGGAAGTTGATGTCACCATCTCCGGGGTAGCTACTGGTGCAGCTAACCTGAGTTCAACATGGGTAAATCTGGGCGCCGCGGCTGAAATTCCTGGTTATCTGACACTGCGTACCGATGGCATCTGGGATGCTGGTGCGACTCTAACCAATGCTGTGGTTTCGTTCCAGAAGTTCTCAAGCATTTTGGCTTCAGACCCACGCATCCTAACCCTGTGGAATCTGAACCTGGCTTCAGACAATGACATTTTGGAGGCTCTCTTCGAGATCAACGACCTGTCTCACCTCGGCCACATCGCTGGCGTGCATACTGGGGCGGTCACCGGGAGCATTCCGCTGACATGCACTAATGGTGCTGACAAGCGATACATCCGAGTGTACCAGGACGGCACTACAACCTAGAAACTAACACGCTTTGGGGGTTGGGCTGAAACCCCCACTATATTAAAGGGGAGGACTAGACAATCATGAGCGAAAAGACTGCAAAGGCAGCAAGGAGAATAGAGTCACTAACCGGGTTCAAACTCAACCTCAAGAACTACTCGGTGGAAGGGCCTGATGGACCCAATGGGCCAGAGTTTGTAATGGACGTCAAGGACAATCTGGTAACTATGTTATTCCATCCAGAACTCAAGCTGGCACCTGAAGAGATGTTCAAGGCCAAGGATCTGGCAGATAAGATCAGAGACTCCGGGAATTCCGTCCTACTGGACAAGATTGAGATGGACAGAATCAAGAGAGGTTATGCCTGTCTCAAAGGTCTGCCCGAGCGCTTCATTGAATTCCTGGGCCGGATCAGAGATGCCGAAGAGGTTTCACTAAAAGAGGACGACGCTCCCGCTTAGGCGGGGGAGTCCTCCTTTCGCCCAGGGGAGTGGTCTTTTGTGATTTTGACTGCTCCCCTGGGTTAAACAAAAAGGAGGCAATTATGAAAGCCGCAGATGGTAACTGGGTAAAGGCAAAAATACTCAAGCACATTATCTCAGTGTATGGTGTTTATTGGCCTGACATGGTGGCTACTATCCCAGAGCGCATAGCCCTGAACTGGGTGAAGAATGGAATAGCCGTGGTCATTGATGAAGACGGCAACTCTGTAGAGCTGATACCTGGGGAGGAAACGACCGAAGAGGAAATGGATGAATCCGAGCAGGAAGAGGAAGCGGTTGAAGAGGAGACGGTAGAATTTGGGCTGGATGCGGATACTCTGGAAGACACAGGCGACCCGCCACCGGAAGAGGAACTATCTCAGGAAGAGAAATCTTATTCCGAGCAAAGTCCAGCAGAGCGGCGTGATTCCATGATGGATGAACTGGAGGCCAAGGCCAAGGCAATCCCGGACGGTATGTTCTTCTGTAGTCACTGCCAGTCAACACATCGAGTTAACTCAAGGAAAGGGATCAAGCACCTTAAATATAGTCAATAAACTCAAGGGAGTGGGTTTCCAATATGAGAGTTAGAGTGATCAAGGAATTCACAGACATAACCGGGATCCATCATATGGGTGAAACCGTAGATGTTAGTCCTGCTATAGTTAAGTTCCTGACTAACTGTGGACTGGTTATGCAGGACAAAAGCCTCGATGGGGCTAAAGAAACGAAGGTGAGAGATGACTGTAAAGCAAATACTAGATAAGCATTATGAGGGTTTGTCTACCGATGTCAAGCCCACAGGAGTCATCACTGGTACAACCTTTCGCGAGACGGACACCAGGGCTAACTACATCACATACGATGGCACCAACTGGATGGTATCAGACATACGGGGCAGGCTAACTAACGAGGATGGAACCTTCGTTGATTTGCCTACCGAGTTCGCAGCTGTGGTAGCTGCCATCGAAAGCATATAAGGCAGGAGGTAACATGGCTGTTAAACAGATCTTAGAAAAACACTACCAAGGACTGTCAACCGATACAAAACCCGTCGATGTCATCTCGGGTACTACGTTTCGCGAAACAGATACCGGGACTCTACATATTACCTATGATGGCACCAATTACATAGTAAAAGATAACAGTGTTAGGTGGTCCTACTCTCACGTCGCCGCCGATAAACAGGTAAGCGCCGTTCCTTGTGTATTGCATACCATCGCTGTGAATGGATTGACAACCGCAGGGGATTGCACCGTATACGACAGTAGCGACGGGGTAGACGCTGAAGCTATCATTGCTGTCCTGCATCTCGATCTTACTACGTCCGTGTCCGTCCAGCCAATAACTCTGTGGTACGATATAGAATGTCTGACCGGGCTTCATCTGGAGTTTGATGGAACACTGGTGGCGGACTTGACGGTATCATTCAAATAGCAATAACGCCCGGAGGTTGAAGATGGCCATAATACAGATACTAGAAAAATACTACGAGGGATTATCAACTGACGTTAAACCCACTGGGGTCATTGCGGGTTCAGTGTTCCGGGAGACGAACACCAGAGCCACATACACAACCTATAATGGGGACGATTGGGTAGTGGCTGACATACGGTATAGACTGGTCAATGAGGACGGTACCTATGTTGACGTACCGGGTGAATTCGAGACCCTTGTGGAAGCGATAGAAGCCCTGGGTGCTATCGTGGCTCTTCAGGCTACGTTGGTTCTGGTCAACACAGCCGTCAATGCTATCAAGGTAAAGACGGACGCCATGGGTATTTTAACTTCGACAAATACGACCGTTACTACTGATGGCACTGAACAGACTGCATACATCAACAACGCTCCTTCAGGAATATTCGAGCCCTTAGCAGTTAAGATCAACGTCACGAATCATACGGCCACGGAGACCATCACCATCAAGGAATATTACAGAAATACCTCTGGCGGCGCCTGGCTCGAGCATGACTCTAAGCAGTATGTGGGAGCTATCGAGATGGATGAAATTACGGTGAAACTGGATCCGAATCGATATGGCGTGAAGGTTACCATCAAGAAGGATGACGGGACTAACCGGGATTACGTTTGTGAGGCCATATATAAGGTGGTACCATGACCATTCATTATGACGATATTGGTATAAACGAGGACATACTCCTGGATCTCCCAATGACAGAAGGCATCGGGACTATCCTGCACGACGTTGCTACGCCGGCCCGCCTGGTTACCTTGGTCGCCGCGCCGACCTGGACGGCCTTAGCCAGCGGCTTAATGACACTAAACTTCGACGGCGCCACCCAGTATGGCCAATGCCTGAACGCGAATTGTGCAGACCTTGAGTTTACTGCTGGCGACTATTCGATACTATGCGCATTTAACTGGGCATCTGGAGGGGACGATTCGGCAATAATAATGGGTAGATACCAACTGGACGTTGGCGGCTGGGAATTGTACCTGTATACAACTGGTGCATTAACCCTACGCCATCACCATGCGGGAACGCTTGTACCACTAGTGACAGGCAATCCACGTTCAGCTGCTTATTCTATGGGTTGGGCGTATAATACTAACTGGGTCATGGGACTTTCAAGAGTTGGCTCAGATGTGGTTATGTACAGGAACGGTGAACCTCTTACTATGTTTGCTTCTGTGGGCGGTGTGATTGATCCGGAAGCTACTACTTATGACCTGGTGATTGGAGCCAGATTTACTAAGGATGACAACTTCATTAAGAATATGCTGTACCGGCCCCGCATAATAGGAGCAGCTCTAACAGCGGCCCAGCATAAAACAGCTTATGAGCTTATTAAGGGGTGGCTATAATGATAGATGATGAACAGAGAATGAGAGACCTAGAATATAATATGAAGGCCCTGGCGCATCATCTTGATCCTAGAGGCCGGGTATATCCTCAGGTAGCTGGATCCACGATAACGCTTATCTCAGATGGTGTGGCCGATACCTTTGGTTCCTGGACCGAGATCGTTCCTATAAACACTATTGATTTTGCATATAAAGTCCTTGGGCTCTCTGTATATGGTGTTGACGTAGCTAGTGATTATTTCTTTCAACTGGGATGTAGCATAACTGATGGTGACGATCCCACGACCGCCCAGATAATAGGTGAGCGTGAGATAAGAATAACCAGCACTCCTATAGCCCAGGCTACGGCTCTCCTTGATTTTTACACCAGTGCTTGCCCAGCAAATGGAAAGTTGTGGGGAAGATTGAAGACAGATGGCGGGGCTACTGATGAGGCTTATATCACAGTTCTCGTAGCTAGGCATATAGATCTAAGAGGTCATTTTGATACCATAGCTACTTGGCCCTGGTCGACATAAGGAGTGAGAGATGAGTAACATAGCAACGTATCTGGAGAACGCACTACTGAACCATGTTATGAGGAATACCGAGTATACTAGACCAGCCACAGTATACTGCGGGCTGATCGATAATGTTAGTGATGGTACTGAATTAGAAGCAGGCACACTTGATAACGAAATCACTACCTATACCGGCGATCGGAAGGCAATAACCTTTGGTGCTCCAGCTAATGTGGGTGGCAAGGCAACTATCAAGAACTCGGCAGCTCTTGAGTTTTTGGTTATGCCAGCCGTAACAGTGAAGTATGCCATAGTCTGCGATGCTGCCACTGCGGGGAATATCCTCTACTGGTGCCCACTGGCTGCCGAGAAAACGTGCAATGCTGGAGATACTTTTCAGTTACC